CCAGGAGCTCCTGAAACAACTATTTGGACATATTAAAATAAATACAATGAAATTAAATAAAAAACAATACGAGAGGCATTTAGAAGCAAAAAAGCGGTACTACAAAAAACATAAAACTCGTATAGACGCTGAAAGAAAAGAAAAAAGAGACGCAGGCTATTACACGGTTTATTATTTACCTCACGAAAACTATTGCGGGGTTACATCCATGAGTCCCAGGTTCAGAATGGCTTTCCATAAAAATAAAGGAAAAAATACTGAAGATTGGAAAGTTCTTTATTGCTCCCCAAACAAGCAAGAGGCTTATTACCATGAGTCCTTATTTCACGGAGTACTAGGAATGGAAGGTTTAATAATAAATAACAAATAGCATGAAGCTCATAAGAAAAATAAGCATTGGCCAAGATTATAAAAACGAAGCAATGCATTACTCTGTAGGACAAGAAGTTTACGGAGGGCATAAGATATGCGATATACTGGAAGAAAATGGATCATATAAAATTTACATAGAAAAGAACGGAACACAACTGCCGTGGAAAAACTTTAATAGTAACATGGCTATATCAATTGAATATAACCTAGACTATTAAATGAAATCATTATACAATTATATTATATCAACTAATAATCGATACGACAATAAAGTGTCTGTCGATGACAAAGAATTAATTTTAAATACTGAGATTACAGAAAGAGATTATCATTTTGTTAATAGGATAGGAACTGTTGTTAATGCTCCTATTAATATCAAAACACCTATAAAAACAGGTGATGAAGTTATAGTGCATCACAATGTATTTAGACGTTGGTTTGATGTTAGGGGCAACGAAAGAAACTCTGGTAACTATATTGATGAAAATAACTACACTGTAGCTCAGGATCAAATATTCGCATACAAGCAAAACGATAAATGGCATTGCCCAATTCAGTATTGCTTTGTGGAACCAATAGAGAACGAAGACATATGGAGCACCGATAGCGAGCAAAAACTATTAGGAAGGCTTACATATACAAATGACTATTTAAACTCCTTAGGGCTGTCCTATGGAGATGTGGTTGGGTTTACACCTGATTCTGAATATGAGTTTAACATAGATGATAAAAAATTATATAGAATTTTATCACAAGACATCACTATCAACTATGGACATAAAGAAAAAAAGAATAGAACTACTAAAAGCTTCTGAAAACGCTATTAACGAGCTTATCAAAGTTATGGATAAGAAAATGGATCTTAATGAAGTAGATCCAGAAAAAGTTAAAGTTTCAGCATCAGCCTATAGATTAGCTATGGAAGATGCCATGGCTATGATGGCTAAAGTAGAAGAGCTTGAGTCGTTGAACGCAGATAGCAAAAAAGAAAAGCGTGAGTTTTTTGGTGTGGAGGGCCGCACTAAATAATGTATCAACAAACACTATATGCTATACACAACGACCATCTTAAAAGAAAAGATGTTAAAAACGACAACAAGCACAAAAAATTTAAGTACGGATATAATTTAGATTTAGACTGTGTTATCATTAGTAAAGATGGTACTCTAGGCGAAATATACGAAATACAAAATTTACGTGTTGGATTGCCTTTGGTACCTAAAGATGTTAATGGTCAAGAATTAAAAAAAGAAGAGCAGGTGTTTACAAAAACACTTAAGCCTACTTCTTTAGAAAAAATAAAAACAGTATATGATTTTAAATTACTTCCAGAAGATACTAGAGAAAGGTACTACGATTATATTGACAGTGAGTATAATAAGCGCAATGATGGTTACTGGTTCATGTGCAACGATGCCCCAACTTACATTACAGGGTCACACTATATGTACCTCAACTGGACAAAAATCGACGTTGGATCCCCGGATTTTCGACAAGCAAATAGAATCTTCTATTATTTCTGGGAAGCGTGCAAGGCTGATTCACGAAGTTATGGCATGTGCTACCTCAAAAACAGACGGTCTGGTTTTTCCTTCATGGGAAGTTCAGAGACTGTGGATCAAGCTACAGTCACCAGAGATGCAAGATTTGGAATTTTATCGAAGTCTGGAAGTGACGCTAAGAAGATGTTTACTGATAAGGTCGTACCAATCTCAACGAACTATCCGTTCTTCTTCAAGCCGATACAAGACGGAATGGAAAGACCAAAGACAGAACTTTCCTACAAGACTCCGTCAAGAAGACTTACAAGAAGTTCAATCAACGAAGCGTCTGGGGAGGAACAAAAGGGTCTTGATACAACGATCGACTGGAAAAACACCGGCGACAACTCTTATGACGGAGAAAAATTAAGACTACTAGTACACGATGAATCCGGTAAATGGGAGAGGCCCGATAATATTCTTAACAACTGGCGAGTAACAAAAACTTGTTTAAGGCTAGGCGCTAAGATAGTTGGCAAGTGTATGATGGGGTCTACCTCTAATGCTTTAGACAAAGGAGGTGATAATTTTAAAAAATTATATTATGACTCAAAAGTTACGAAGCGAAATCGCAATGGGCAGACTGCTAGTGGATTATATTCTTTGTTCATACCAATGGAATGGAATTACGAAGGATTCATTGATAAATATGGATTTCCTGTATTTGATACTCCAGAAAAACCAATTGAAGGAATCGATGGAGAACTCATCTATATTGGAGTTATCGAGCATTGGGAGAATGAAGCAGATGGGCTTAAAGGAAATAATGATGCGTTAAATGAATTTTATCGACAGTTTCCTAGATATGAAAAGCATGCTTTCAGAGATGAAATAGCAAGATCTTTATTTAATTTAAATAAGATATACGAACAAGTAGATTTTAATGAAGAAATGACGATGAACGGATACGTTACTCGTGGATCGTTTAATTGGAAAAACGGAGTTAAAGATTCTACGGTAGAGTTTCATCCAAATAAAACAGGAAGATTTAAGTTATCTTGGATACCTCCTGTTGAATTACAAAATAATATAATTGTTCAAAACGGTATAAAGTATCCCGGCAATAAAGACTTAGGAGCTTTTGGTTGTGATAGCTACGATATTAGCGGAACAGTTGATGGAGGTGGTTCAAACGGAGCGTTACACGGTTTAACAACATTTAGTATGCTTGCAGACATTCCATCAAGTCAATTCTTTTTAGAATATGTCGCTAGGCCACAAACTGCTGAAATATTTTTTGAAGATGTACTTATGGCAATGATATTCTACGGAATGCCAATATTAGCAGAGAATAATAAACCTAGATTATTATATCATATTAAAAGAAGAGGTTATAGAGGTTATTCAATGAACAGACCCGATAAAGCCAGAAGCAAATTGTCTGTAACAGAAAAAGAGTTAGGTGGTATACCAAACTCCTCGGAAGATATAAGACAAGCTCATGCTGCAGCAATTGAAAGTTACATAGAAGATCACGTTGGGTTAAAAGATAACGGAGAATGTGGTAAAATGTATTTTCAAAGAACGCTTGAAGACTGGGCTAAATTTGATATAAATAAAAGAACAAAATTTGATGCATCAATAAGCTCAGGTTTAGCTATAATGGCATGCCAAAGACATTTATATGCGTCTAAGACTACAAGAGAAGTTAAAAAAATAGATTTTGGTTTTTCAAGATATAATAATTCAGGATCAAATAGTAAAATAATACAATAAAAATGGCAGAAGCTACAGGACAAGTTACCCAATTTCCCAGCCAATCGGTTGACGATGCTACTAAAGCGAGCAAAGACTACGGAATGGAAGTGGCGCGAGGTATACAAAATGAGTGGTTCAGAAAATCATCTGGTACAGGAAGGTTTGCTCAAAACCAAAGAGACTTTCATAAGTTGAGATTATATGCAAGAGGTGAGCAATCAATTCAAAAGTACAAAGACGAATTTTCTGTTAACGGCGATTTATCTTATTTAAACTTAGATTGGACACCAGTCCCAATTATTCCTAAGTTTGTAGATATTGTTGTAAACGGAATGCAAGACAGATTGTTTACTATAAAAGCTTTTGCGCAGGACCCTACTTCTGTTAAAGAAAGAACTAATTTTGTAGAAATGATTCTTGAGGATATGAATACTCAAGATTTAATGAACGAAATTGAAGATAAGCTTGGTGTAAATGTTAGGAACGTAAAAAAGGGAGATTTGCCATCTAGCCCAGAAGAGTTGGAGCTACACATGCAAATTGGCTACAAACAACAAACGGAAATAGCTATTGAGCAAAGTGTTGAAAACGTATTTAAAAGAAACAAATACTTTGAAACAAAAAAGCGCTTAGATTACGATCAAACTGTTGTTGGGATGGCAGCTGCTAAGCATGGCTTTAATAATACCGACGGTATTACCATTGAGTATGTAGACCCTTCTAGTTTAGTGTATTCGTATACTGAGGACCCTAATTTTCAAGATGTATATTATTTTGGAGAAGTAAAACAAATTAAAGCAAACGAGCTTAAAAAACAATTCCCTGATTTATCAGATGAAGAGTTTGATCTTGCTGTTAAACAATCTAGTAATTATAAAAACTACGATTACGCAACAAACATTTTAGATGATTCTTATGACAGCAACACATTAAGTGTTCTTTATTTTAATTGGAAAACTTGGGAAAAAAGTGTTTATAAAATAAAAGAAACATCTACTGGAGCAAAAAAAGCGATTAAAAAAGACGATACATTTAATCCTCCAAAAGATCAAAGGACTAGGTTTGAAAAAGTAGAAACAGCTATTGAAGCTATTTATGAAGGTGTAATGGTACTAGGCGCTAACAGTCTTCTCAAATGGGAGAAAGCTACTAATATGGTTAGACCTGACTCTAATGCTAATAAGGTAATGATGAATTACGTTGTTAGTGCACCTAGGATGTACCAAGGCAAAATTGAAAGCTTAGTTGGTAGAATGGTAGCATATGCTGATTTAATACAGCTTACACATTTAAAACTGCAACAAGTGTTGCAAAGAATGACACCCTCGGGCGTTTATTTAGATGCAGACGGATTGGCTGAAATTGATTTAGGAAATGGCACTAACTATAACCCGCAAGAAGCATTAAACATGTACTTCCAAACGGGGTCTGTTATAGGTAGATCTATGACGGTTGATGGGGAAATGAACCCTGGTAAAATACCTATTCAAGAATTACCTGGTGGCGGTGGACAACAATCTACTATGTTAATACAAGCTTACAACTACTATCTAAACATGATACGCGATGTAACAGGACTTAATGAAGCTAGAGATGGAAGTGACCCAGACCAATATGCTTTAGTAGGCGTTCAAAAATTAGCTGCTGCTAATTCTAACACAGCTACTAGACACGTGTTGCATTCATCAATGTACATAACGTCAACTTTAGCAGAAGCAATATGTATTAGAATAAAAGACGTGCTGGCTTTTCATCCACAAAGAGATGCAATGATTACAGGTATAGGTAGATTTAGCGTAGGTGCTTTACAGGAAATGGATAGCCTGCACATGCACGACTTTGGTATATTCTTAGAGCTTGACCCTGACGAAGATGAAAAACAATTAGTTGAAAACAACATACAAATTGCATTGTCAAGGGATCAAATAAGTTTAGATGACGTAATAGACATACGACAGATAAAAAATATAAAATTAGCAAATCAACTTATTAAGTTTAGAAGAGCTAAGAAGCAAGCGCAAGATCAGCAGATGGCAGAAAGAAATATTGCTGCACAATCTCAAGCAAACGCACAAGCGGCTCAAGCGGCGGAAATGGCTAAGGGTCAATCTGAAATGATGAAGACTGAAGCTAAAACTAAATTAGCCGAAGCTCAATCTAGTTTTGACATAAGAAAACTACAGGTTGAGGCTGAAACCAAAAAGGGCTTAATGCAATTTGAATTTGATTTAAATGCTAAGCTTAAAAAAATGGAGCTAGATGCTAAAAAAGAAATAGCTGGAACCAAAATTACAGATTCTGATATATCTGGCCCGCCATCAATATCAAAACCTCAGAAATCTTTTGAGTCTAAAGGCAATGATGTTTTAGGAGGTATTGATTTAAGCAGTTTTGAGCCTAGATAAAAAAAACAATAACTATTATATATTATTAAATTATGAGTGAATGGAAAATTAAAGGTGTTGTTGACGATACAACACAAAAGTCAGCACAAGAGCAAGAACAAGCTGTATTAGACAAAGCGGTTGAAGCTGGGGACATTACCCCAGAAGCTGCTGGTCAAACAGTAGACGAAGTGCCTAAAATTAATTTAGACGAACTAAATAAACCAACAGAAGATGCCGTTCAAGAGCGAAAAACAGAGGAGGTTTCTGTGGAAAATGAAACCGGAAATAGCGAAGAAGTGGTCGAAGAAGTACGGGAGCAAACCGAAACCGAAGAAGGCTCTCCGCTCGAGCTCGTTATCGAAGAAGAAGACGAAGCGCAGGTAGATACAAAACCTGCGGTTGACGCAAACTCCGCTAAAGTAAATGAGTTACCAGAGCCCGCTGCTCCGGTTGTTTTGCCAGAAAATGTTGATAAGCTTATAAAGTTTATGGAAGAAACTGGTGGAACTGTTGAAGATTATGTTTTGTTAAACAAAGATTTATCATCGTATAATGATGGTGATTTATTAAGAGAGTACTATAATCAATCAAAACCTTGGGACGCTCAAGAAGTTTCAGAATATATGGAAGATAATTTTTCATATGATGAAGATGATGACCCAAGAGAAATTCGCTCTAAGAAGAGAGCGTTTAAAGAAGAGTTATTTAATGCTAAAAAGTTTTTGGAAGGAAACAAAGAGAAATATTATGCTGACCTCAAGTTGAATAAGCAACAAGATATTCCTCAGGAGTACCAAGAAGCTTTTACGTATTATAACGAATATAAACAGAGCGCTGAATCTAATGAACAACTAAAGCAATCTTTTTTACAAAAAACAGATAATGTTTTTAATGACAAATTTAAAGGTTTTGATTTCCAGGTTGGAAACAATAAATACCGATTTAAAGTCAACAATGCTGCTGAAACAAAAACGCAGCAATCAGACATTAACAATTTTGTTAAAGGATTTTTAGGAGATGATGGTCAGATTAGTGACGCTAAGGGATACCATAAAGCATTGTTTGCTGCTAGAAATGCAGACAAGCTTGCAGAACATTTTTATGAGCAAGGCCGTGCCGATGCTCTTCGCAATGCCGCTAAGGATGCTAAAAATATTAATATGGACCCCAGAAAAGAAGGCGTTGTACAAACTAAATCTGGACAGAAATTTAAAGTTGTATCAGGTGATTCTAGTTCTAAACTAAGAATGAAACTAAAAAACTAACTAAAAATTTATTACAATGGCTATAACTACTGGCATTGAACACTTATCTCCCTCAGCAACTAAGGGAGTATTATTTCAAGGAAATTACATTAATGATTTCGATTTTACAAAACAATTTTTACCTGACGTATACGAAAAGGAAGCTGAAATTTACGGAAACCGTTCTATTTCTTCTTTCCTACGTATGGTATCAGCTGAAATGCCATCTACATCTGACGAAATTCGTTGGGTAGAGCAAGGGCGCCTTCACACGCGTTACCAAAACGTTGATCTTGGAACACCTGGAGCCAACGGAGCTACTGTATTTACAGTGAATTTTGACGCTAATGCTGATGGAACTGCACACGCTGCTGGCGCTGCACCTGTATTCCGTGCTGGACAAACCATTATGGTACAAGGACAAACTAGCGCAAACGCTTCTACTGGCCCTGTATTAAAAGGTGTTGTTACAGTTGCTGGAACTGCAGCTGCTGGAGACACAGGTGAATTTACAGCTGTGTGTTATACTGCTGCTAACTTTGGTGCTGTTACCTCTGCCGCTTCTTATGACCACGCTACAGTACTTGCTTATGGTTCTGAATTTGCAAAAGGAAGCGATGGAATGCTCGGATCTGTAGATTCTGACTACTCTTCTTACACTAACAAGCCTATTATCTTAAAAGATAACTACGCTGTTAATGGTTCTGACACTGCTCAAATTGGATGGATTGAAGTTGCTTCAGAAAACGGAGCTAGCGGATACCTATGGTACCTAAAGTCTGAACACGAAACTCGTTTACGTTTTGAAGACAACTTAGAAATGACTATGGTTGAAGCAG